CAATCTTGATTTGCAAGCAATTGTTAACGCTGGTTTAAAAGAAGTAGAAGGTATCCGTGGCCAAACGGCAAAAGACGTTGCGACAATTGGAGGAGAATTTGGTGTTAAACAAGAAGAAACACGTCAAAAAGGCCAAAAAGATATTGCATTAATTGGAGAAAGGTCTGGTTATCGAAACGCATTGATTAGCGCGTTTAGTTTTTAGAATAATTTGCGTTAAAATACTTAAAGTTAGTTCTGAAAGCTATTTATGACTTACTCCGAGACAATTGCAGGTATCAATAGTGCTCTTGCAAGGGGCGAAATTGATGCTGCAACTGCAACTGCCCTCAAAAAACAGGCTGCTGAAGGCGAATACGGTGCCAAGTCTTTTAACATCACTGAATTCGAAGACCTCCTGGGACGCCTAGAGGGTTCTAAAATGCGTCAACAACGTCAGAAGAGTGTTGAAGGTCGTCGTGACATCATGAGCCAGGGTCTGGCTTCTATGATGAGCAACTTCTGATTCTTTTGTAATGAATCCTAAATTTGCAGCCCAGCAAAATCAATCTAGCATTCAATCAGACTTGAATCGCTACAAGCAGGCTGCAGAGTTAGCTTATCGTTACGCCAGAGATCGAGTAGAAAAACAAAAGGTAAAAGAAAAATCTCCCTTCGGGGAAGAAGACAAAAAAGAACCAACACAAGATAAAGAAACGGTGTAACAATGGCAGTTGATTTTCTTGGAACAGGAACAGAATTAGATTCTGATCCGTATGGATTTTTGTTCGATGAAGATAAAGCACGTAAAGCTGCATCTGCCGTGAAACTCTTCCAGGACGTTTCCGTTGGTTCTACCATACAAAAAATGAAGGAATCTGGTGCACAAGAACGTGAAACCATCAGTCGAGGCGCACAAGAGCAACGTGCAGGCGCAGAACAAGCCCAGCGTTTTGCCGAAAGTGACGAAGCACGAGATTACCGCCAGGCCCAACGAGCTTATCGATATTGAGGTTTTTGATACCTGGGTTGATAATTTAGACGCCGCTTCCCAGGAATCTTTTACTTCTTTTTGCTCTGAAAATTATTCAGTCATTGAATGTTTTCTTTACGCACGGTTTCTTGACTACCGTGGCAGTATTACAGCATGTGATCTTTGGGTAAACAAACATTATCCCAAACCCGATCACCGTAAAGTTTTACTGTACGAGATTGATGAGATGCGAGAAGACATCAGGAAACTCCGTGATGACGTAGAAGCTGGTATTGTCAAACGTGATGCAGGCGTGGCACGTATTGCATCAATGCAAAAAGAATTGCGTGGAACTATTCAACAGATTGATCAATACACTTCAACCAAAGACCGCAAAGGATTACTGATGGCTGGTGCTGATCGTGCCATTCGTGAACTCATGTTTATTTTTAAAGATGATCCAATTGAGGCACCTTTGCATGAAGCATCGATGAGTGTGTGGGCTCGCATGCAGTTAGAAGAATAAAACATTTAGAATAAAAAATAAATTTTAAACATATGGGTGCCAACGTAGACGCTTCTGAATTTGCGGGCAAACTGTCAGGTATTGTTCGAGAAATTCAACGCAATCGAATGGGCCGTTCTATTAGTCAACCCACTCAAAACGTGCAAGGTGCACAAGAAATTCAGCTAGCTGGTTTCAACAATAAAACGGTGCTTCCAAATAAAAATGTCTAACAAGATGCCTCCGGAAATTCTGGCACACTTTAAATCAGAAAATACGGGTGACGATAAAACAACAGATAAAGAGAAAAGAAAAGCAGCTTTAGATAAAGCGCGTCAATATCAAAAAACCAAAAAACAAAAATAAGTTAGTATTTTATTAACTGCTTATTTATTGTGCCTTCTTATCTTTATCTTGCGCATCGCCGTAACGCTAAAGCTGCAGCACAAAATCAACAGATTAAGAAACCACGCAATTTAGAACTTCTCCAGAAAGCACGAGAAGATTTTGCATTCTTTTGCGAGTATGTAGCTGATAAGCCTCCCGCTGAGCACCACAAAGATTGGCATCGTCATTTCGTTACCAACGAAGATAGTTCTTGTTTAATTAAAATTGCTGGTCCAAACATTGATCTTCTTGCCCCACGAGGATCTGCGAAAAGCACAGTGTTGGGTTTGTTGACCGCTTGGGCTATTGGCATCCATACTGCTGCCAAGCTTCCATTGCAGATTCTTTATCTTTCTTATACCGTTGACATTGCCCGCTCTAAATCAGCAACCATCAAGCGAATCATTGAAAGCAAACGATATCAAGAAGTTTTTCCAACCGTACGTCTTTTAAAGAACGTAACCAGTAACGAGTACTGGTCCATTGACCATAAGTTCGCTGGCATTGATACCACTGGTGAAGAGCAGTTTACACTCTGCGCTGCAGGTCTTAAAGGTTCGGTGACCTCCAAGCGTTCTCACCTTGTGATGATTGATGACGCCATTAAATCTGCTGCGGACATTGCAAACCCTGACATTCGTAAACAGATGCAGGAGAACTGGAACGCAGTGATTGCTCCAACTATGTTTGAAGGCGCACGTGCCATCTGTCTTGGAACGCGCTTCCGTCATGATGATATTCACGCAACGACCTTTAACGCACAGAATAATTGGTCGCAGATTGTATTATCAGCAATTAATTCTAACCCCAAAACGGGAGAAGAAGTGTCTTATTGGCCCGAGATGTGGTCGCTGGATTATTTAAAAGAAAAGAAACGGCAGGCACCGATTGCTTTTTCTTTCCAGTACATGAATAAAATCATCAGGCAAAACGAGCTATCGCTTGCGCCTGAGCTGATTGTTAAAGCAGAGATTGCTACAGAATTTGACACGTTAGGGATTGGGGTTGATCTGTCTGCTGGCACAAAAGAGAAAAACGATTACACCGTATTTGTTCTTGGCGGACGCATTGAAGATCGAATTCACATCATTGATTACCGGCGCATGCGTGTCATGGGCAACCTTGAAAAACTAGATGCTCTCAAGGAACTGATGAATGATTGGTCGATCATTGGCAAAGATGACAACGGTAATTATTTTCCCACGTTCTCCACGTGTGACGTGTGGTCAGAAGCCGTGCAGTACCAGGCATCATTGGAGGCTGACTTCAAACGAATCTGTTTAAATAACGAAGGACTGTATAACATTCTTTGGCATCCCGTCAAAGGATTCCGTGCCGATAAATTGGCTCGATTCCGTGGCATCATGGGTATGTTTGAAGATCGCAAGATTATCTTTAATCGTTACCGCAATTTCACTGCCATGTTTGAGGAGTTGACTAACTTTGGCGTCAGTGGTCACGATGACTGCGTTGACGCTCTTGTGTGGCTTGTTAATGGTCTAATGAAAAAAGGAAACTTGCAACTTGATTACTGAATTTAAAATAATAAAAAACATGTAGTCCAGTGGGTCCAGAGTATTTTGCAATTGGTTTAACTGCCATTGTTTCGGCTGTAACAGGAGGTTCTTGGGTAGCCAATAAAATTCTGGACCGACAGCAAGAGCGGATCCAGCATGCTTTTGATTACACCAATTCCCAAAAACGTAGGATTGACATTTTGGAAGATCAAATCAATCGCATGCCAATGGAGTACGTTCTTAAAGTTGACTTCTTAAGGGAAATTCAAGAAATGCACGATAATTTCCGCGAAATTAACAATAAACTTGATAAGCTTATGGAAAAGCTTTTGTCAAAATGAACAGCTACATTCTTGAGGTTGAAGAAGATGAAAACGGTGAACTGTATATTACATTTCCAGATGAAGTAATTGAAGAGCTGGGCTGGCAAGAAGGCGATATCTTAAATTGGGACGTTAAGGGCGAAGGGATTGTTTTATCTAAAGTCCATGATGCGTCTGGGTATGAAGTAATAGAAGAGTAGAATAAATAAAAAAGTAAGATAAAAATGCGTTACTTTGGTGAATCAAATGTCCCCGGTGCTCCAGGGAATTTTCTAGCTGGGAGCCCAAGTTTTCAGATTGGGCCTCGCAGCCCGTTCAAGGGAATGTCGCAGGAAGAATTAAATAAATTAAAAGAGTGGGATAGTCGTCCCGGTGATTTGCAGAAATACTACGAACAACAAAATCGGCCAGGTCCGCAACTTCCGTTTGCTGGATTCCCAGGAGCCATTGGGAATATGGGTGGCCTTGTCGCA